TATATAAACTACCATCTCTTTTGAAATAACCATATATATAATGACCTTCTATAGTCAAGTTTTTAACTTCCCCATCTTGCTCTTTAGACATTTGATATAGCTTTAATGGTTTAACATGATAATGTTTGAGTAAGTCAGAACTAATTTTAAATTCTCCCCAATACTTTGCATCTAGATTGTTCCAGTCTCTTGTTTCAAACATAGAAACTTCATACCTGGAATGTTTTTTAAAATCTCCAATTTTATAATCCTTGTTGTTCAGAATAAAATCATTGTAATCACTTACAATCTTTTTTACTGCATCATATCTATTAGGTAAACCATAAATTGATTGTACTAAATCAATAGCATCACCGCTCTTATCTGTAGAGAAGTCTTTGTATTTATAAGTGTTTTTAACTCCACAATAGAATACATACATAGATGGCGTCTTCTCTGCAGGATTAAACAGACTTTTAAATTTTACATTCTGACCGCATAATTTTTGACTAAGGTTGCAATAATTTTCAAATATCCATTCCTTTGGAACAGTTTCTAAATTAATAACCAAATGCTTTGTACTAATCATTATATTACAATAATAAAAAAAGGGGATGTAAACTTACACCCCCTTAAGATTTAAACCAGTAAACTTTTAAAGTTCAAAATCTAGTGAATCACTAGAAGATTCATCAAAAGGATTGTCAGATCCAAAGGATTCAACCTTCTCAACCTTCTGTCTTTTAATGTGTTCAGCTTCGTTAAACTCCATAAGTTTAGAGGGCTGTGCATCAGACAATTCCATAACATATGAGTCCTTATTATTTTTAGGTAAAAACAAATCATAGTTAGTATAACCTTGTTTGTTTGTGTATTCTTTACCGCCAACAATCATCTTAACCCATGTTCCAGAAATAACTTTACTAAAAGCTTTAACTAATTCTTCAATAGTATTAAACTTACCATCTACTTCTTCTAACCAAGATGTATTATTAGTTGCTACACAACAAAAATATACAGCTTTAAGAATAGATTGATCACGTTTAATTTCAGTTCCATTAGGTAAAGTAGCATTATTAAAAGCATAATAACCACTTTTAACTCTACCAATTTGACCTTTATATCTTGGACCAGTTTGACTTTTACCATCAATGTAAAAACCTTCAAACTCAGGACCCATATCAGGACCTTCTACATTATACACCAAATGATATGCGTTCTTATCATATACGGGTGCTACTAATTCTACACTGTTAATTTTAACAGTCCATTTACCAGGAGAAATTGTTTTTGCGTTTTTACTACCTGTTCCTTCTTTTGCTAAATCTTTTGTACTTATCATAATTTTGTTTTCTTTTTTAGTTTTCGTAATTAATAATTGCCTGTCTTACTAGCTCTAGGTCATTTTCTATTTCTTTTTCTTCAAACATACCTGCTGGTGCTTTACAAGTGTTACCACCATCATTAACAGTTTCAAATATGTATTTAATCCCGTTATCTTTATTTTTTTTAGCTTTTGCAAATAATACAATTGAGAAAAGACCCTCCAAAGTTAATGAGTTATCAATCATTTTACCAACAGTTTTTGCTTTAATTCTTTTTTCTCCATATGCATCCATGCTTTCTTCTGCATGTGTAAGCATGTAAACAATGATATCATCTCGCATACTTTGTGGAGCTCTAGCAATTGCTGCTAAATCTTTTGCTATCTTATTAAATTTTTCATAGCCTTTCTCATCTGCTCTATCAAAGTATTCAAAAGCACTTGTATACTGAAGATCATCTATTACAATGTTTTTAATCTCAGGACGTTTTTCATTCACATACTTTAAACAAGCAAGAATTTCATTAGCCCCAGGACGTGTATACATTCTACCATTTTGATTTTCCTTAGACCAAATAGGGTACATAGATTTCCATCCTTTAAAAGGTAAAGGTTTGTTTGCAACATTAATAATAAATGTTTCTTCTGGATTTAGATTTTTAATTGAGGTGCTTTTACCTGCACCTGATTCTGAAATAATTAATACACTTGATGCCATTGTTTTATTTTATTAGTTCGTTTAACCATTCTTTTTTACTAACTGGTTTCTTTAATAAGATTGCTGCCAAATCTCTAATTGTCATATCAGATATAGGCGCATCATTTGTAAGAGTTGAAGGTACATCAAAGTCAAGCTCTAAAGTTCTAATCTTTTTGCTTGATCTTTTCTTATCATCAGTCATGAAATGCAATTCATCAATAGGGATAGCATATCTTTCATAACCTGCTTTACTTACAACTACATCATATTCCGTTCTCCAGTGAGGATTAAACTTCCATTTGTACAAACCTCTATCTGAATCTTCAGGTTGATATTCTATATCTGCAAATTCAATATAGATATCTTTAGGTGTGTCAAACTTCTCTGCGTTTTCAAGCTCACTTGTAAAAAACGTAACATGTTTATCATCTTTTCCTTCAGGCACATATGCCATCTTAGGAATAAACATAGGATTCTTTAAACCTTCAGTTCTAAAGAAATCATCAAAATGTGAATAGAGTAATGCTATTCTTTCTTTTCTTTCTTCTGGTGTTAATTTTTTATAACTCATGTTTTAATTCTTTTTTCTGCTACAGGTGGAGTTTCCATCTCAGTAACCCTCATTTTATCAAACTCTGCTCTAAAGAAAGACATACGGTTATCACCGTTTCTACATTTTAGAAAATGCATTACAAGTACTGTATCATCTTCTATTATGTATCTGTCTGGTCCATAGAACCTAATTTTTTGTTTAGCGGGTCTGTTAAGACCAACTAATAGATCAGCATGTTGTAATAATGCATCACCACCAAATATATCTGAATCAAGTATGTAATTACCATACTTACCTTCTTCATTTCTTTCAGGTGATTCTATACTACGATTAAGCTGACTAAGTACAATAAACGTAACTGGAAACTTGCGTTTAACTTCAGTGATCATCTCACCAAATGAATAGAGCATTTCTAGTTTGTCTTTGTATGGTTGTTTCTTTAATAGTACACTATGGTCAATAGTTACTATAGTAGGGGTTTTATATTCAGTTATGTAACTTTCAATTATATCCCGCATTTCACCAACAGTACAAGGATCTTCTACTATATCTATAGGTAGAGGTGCTTTTAATTTAGCTAGGTTGTAGCATTCTAACATTTCTTGCTTAGTAACCTTGTTATTCTCTGCACTACATAGATATTTATAGCTTTTACCAAGTACACTAGAAAAATCTCTAAGACATGACGTTTGCATTATCATTTCAAAACTAAATTCTAATACTCTGAAATTTTGGTTTCTATTTAATGCAAATGCTTCTCTAATGATTTGATCTTTCAAACCAGTTTTAAAACTACCCGGTCTTCCAGCAATAACACTTAATGTATTCCATTCTATTCCATTAGTAGTAGCATCATTAAATTTAGGCCAAGGTGTAAGTATACTTGTAATCTTACCCTCAGCTCTTCCTTTAATATATTCAAGCGCTTTTTGAAATCCTTCTTTCCTTGATTTCCAAGGTTGAATATATTCGCTCATACTACTTTCTCTTTAAAATAGTTGTCTTCATCTAGCTCACCACCTGATGCAATAAGCTCACAATAATCTGCAAGTTCTGATGTTTTGCTTTTGTCTTGTTGTGTTTTACATATGAAATACTTTGATGTTTGCATGTACATATAATTGTTACGTTCATATTCATCTACATACCTTCCGGTTGCTGTCAGAATAGTTTCCCAATCATATTCATAATTTTGAAAAAACCATTTGAAATTAGTTTCAAGGTTCTTCATTGTAGATCTAGCAAGCTTACCCGATGGCAACTTTTTCTTAGGGAATAATTCTACATACTTCTTGATTTGGTCCATGTAGTTATCACCCATACCAACAACAGAGCTTTGCTTATATTTAGTAGAAAACATGTCTTCTATTTCTTTAATAAGCAATTCTGTTTTTTCAGTGGGTTTACTGTCATGCCAGAAACCTTCTTCAAGAGTTCTCAGTTCTAAATGTCCGTTTATCTTAATTGGACTTGTACTGTGTTTAAGACAATAAAGCAGATAAAACTGATTAGGCGTTAATCCCTCTTTTAAAATTTTGTTAAATACATCTCTTATCATTTATTTTTCTAATTACTTGTTCATATTTTTCTGTAAATAAAAAATCTTTGACGTAAATCAACGTTTCAGCTTTGTTATATGCATGTATTAAGGTGCTATGATCTTTATTTAAATATCTAGCTAGATACATGTATGTATAACCTAAATCTTTAGTAATCTTACAAAAGATTTGTCTGCAAAGACGATCATCAAATTATCTAATGGCAAGGAAATTGCATTCTCTTTAAGTCGAGAGTCATTCTTTAAATTAACGCATGATCTTGTTCAAAAAACGATTCAACCTATAAGACGCGCGTTAAGTGATGCTAAATTATCAATCGAATCCATTG